TGAGCGCGAAAGAGTACGAGTAGATACCGGGCATGGGGTTGCCGGGAGTGGTGGTTGTAGGGTTGGACCTGGTTGAAGTACTTACCTTTCTGTTCCTTGAAACGATCCTGGCCGTTGAGGATGAGCTTGAAGGTGTTGAGGGGACCGGCGGCCTCCTCAGTGAAGGTCCCGGACCCACCTTCGCTACCGATCGCGAGGAGGGGCGTGCCGACCGAGGACAAGGACACGAAGCAGTTGGAGTCCGAAGAGTTGGGGTTGGATTGGAGAACAACGGAGGAGTCGGTGGAGACGTTGGAGAGTTCCAGAGGGTGTTCTTGTTGGTGGCAACGTTGGAGAAGCACCAGACAAGCTCCTTGACGGGGTGGTTGTACGAGAGGCGGACCTGCTTGGTATTACCGGAGGTGACGGTGTCGGTACCGGTGTGCTGGACCTGCTCGATCAGGTACTCATGACCCTTCTGCGCGAAGCGACGACGCTCCTCGGTGTCGAGGTACACGTAGTTGGCCCAGACCTTGAAGGTTTGCACATCAAGGAAGGAGTTGAAATCGGACGCGAGGTCGATGTCGATGCGCACCTCGTGGTACTGGAGGGCGATCAGAGGCAAGTACAATCCGGGGTTCCGGTTGAAGAAGAAGATCAGGGGGAAGTACACAGTCTTACCGGCAGAGGCAGTGGTCATCTTACCCCAGGTAGCCTTCTTGGCCTCATCCAAGTAAAGCTCGGAGTACATGCGCCACCACTTCTGGTAGTGCTTGTCGATGCGCTGACCACCGATGGACAGTTCAACGTTGTTGATGGCACGCTCGGCGACCCAGTTGCAGTCATCGACGAGGGAAGACGAGGCAGTGTTGGAGGAAGCCGACTTGAGCTCGATGTACATGTCACCGACGAGATCACCGTTACGGGCGACAGTCACGGACACGCGGCCGGAGTTGGCGGCAGTACCGTTGACGGTCTGCTCGATGTTCTCCATGGCGAAGTTAGTGTGGCGCTTGTATTTCGCCTGGAAGAAGGTCACCTCAGGGTTACCGGTAAGGTAAACATCCTGGGCGCCGTAAGCTACGAGTTGCATGAGACCACCGGCCATTTTGAGAGTTGTTGTACTCTATACGGAGAAAATAAATTTGGGGGAACGCGCATTTCCTGACCCCAATTTTTCTCAGTCAATAATAAATGTCGACACAGCCTGATGAATACGAACTAGAGGAAGGTGAAGTTGTATCCGAAAGTGAGGATGAACTTTCCATGTCCGAGGAGGAAGAACCCATGGAGGATAGTATCGATATTGCGGAACTCATGACTTCCCTGCTGGCCACAGATGATGGTGACACAGTCTGCTCGGCCCTCGTGAACATCGCGAACCAACTCCAGACCCAAAATAAAATTTTGATAAAGATGCTGAGCAGGATGAATTCGGCTTAAGGATTAAATGTGTAAGTAAAACAATGAAAGTCACTCACTTCATTGATAAGGATCCAAATATTTATGAAGCACTCACGGAGCTTCAGAAACGAAATGTCCAATCAATGAATGAAGAACAGGTACTAAAGATCATCGAAGACTTCGAGTTCAGGTGGTATCTTCACGACACAGAAGGATACTCTTCCTGTATGGAACGGGCGACTCGGTTGGGGTACCATCAATTTATTCACCCTGATAATTTCAACGAGGATGGTATTCCGAAATCCGATCATATCGACATCATGGCTATCCGTGGTATCAAGAACCGAATGATAAATTACCTCATTCAGTTGAACAATCACGTTCAGATCCATATGAAAGAATATACATATGATGACGAGGTCACGATTAATAAGCGACTCAATAATGTCATCCTCCAAATCGAGGATGGCTTCGAGAATGTGAGACGCCACCAGATTTCATACGAGAGGGTAATCGCCCCCACAGCCCTCCCCCAGGTGAGTGTCTATACAGACCCATCCACGATGGACGATGAAGAGATTGAAAAGTCCTCACCTTTTCAGAAGTGTTTGATGATCACTCTCAAAGAAGCGTATCGCGCTGGATATCGTCGCTACAAAGGGCAATGTTGTGAAGAAATCAAAACGGTCGAGGGGTATAGAACACGAGCCTGGAACCCTCTCTTCACGATCGAAGAGTTTGTCTATTCCCTCCCGAAGAAGGAGAGTAATTTTACGAACTGGAAGAATTTTACGAGTAAGGGTTCGATCTTTAGAGATGTGATCGACAACATCTCGAAGTGTACCGACGCACAATTCCCCGAGATTAAGAAGCGACGTCACGTGTGGGCCTTCAAGAACGGTGTCTTTGTTGGTAAGGGGGTGGATCCCCGAGATAGGGGCCTATGGGTGTCGCTTTTACCCGTACAAGAGTGAGAAGTTCGCATGCCTCGACCCGAGCATCGTCGCGTGTAAGTACTTCGACCAACAATTTGATGACTTTCTCATATCGAAGACTGGACCAAGATTCCTACACCTTTTTTGATCGGTGCTAAGTATCAAAGTTGAGGATGAGGTGTGTAATTGGGCGTATGTCATGGCTGGTCGCCTATGCTTCGATGTCGGTGAGCTCGATGGGTGGCAAATTATCCCATTCTTCAAGGGGATCGCGAGATCTGGTAAATCAACCCTCATTACCAAGGTGTTTAAGAAGTTTTATGAGAACGAGGATGTAGGTACCCTCTCGAACAATATCGAAAAGAAGTTTGGTCTCTCGGCGATCAAAGATTCCTTCATGTTCATCGCCCCAGAGGTGAAGGGTGACCTCGCACTCGAACAGGCGGAGTTCCAGTCTATCGTATCTGGTGAAGATGTATCGATCGCGGTGAAGAACAAGACTGCTATGTCCTTCGAATGGAAGGTCCCAGGTGTTCTCGGTGGGAACGAAATTCCCAACTGGAAGGATAATTCGGGGTCCGTGCTTCGTCGTATTCTCCCTTGGAACTTTGGTAAGCAGGTACAGGATGCTGATCCTCAACTCGACGAGAAACTCCACAATGAACTGCCGATCATTCTTCTGAAATGTGTCAGGGGGTACCTCGATTATTCTAACAAGTACAGGAACAAAGATATTTGGAATGTTGTACCTAAATATTTCAAGACGATCCAAAAACAAGTGGCGATGGTGGCCAGTAGCCTTACGAACTTTATGGAATCTACGTATGTGATCATCAGTGAGGATTCTTTCGTCCCCCAGAAGGAATTCGTAGCCAAATTCAATCAACACTGTAAGGAAAACAACCTCGGAAGTCACAAGTTTCACCAGGACTTCTATGCGGGACCTTTCAGTTCGCATGATATCGAGGTACGCAACGATACGGTTAAATACAGAGGAAGAATCTGTAAAAATCAACCGATCATTTATGGTCTGGACATAGTATCCGATGACCTCACCTTCACAGACGATACCTAAAAAAAATATATCTTTAGTAATATGAGTCAGAGTGTCAAGGAATTTGTCCGACAATCTGGTGTCCAAGTTCAAAAGTCGAACTCAAACTCAAATGACGAGTTTGCACGAGAACTCGAAGAGAATATGCTCCGAAGAGAGCGTGAACGAGCTGCGGGATTTCGCACCCCCCCTAGACGAGTACCTCGTCCGGTCCAATTTCCTGTACGACTTCAACAAAACTTGATCAGTGAGACGAACTACAGAGGTGCGTTTAGACAATTCGAAAATGAATTCTCGGATGTGAATGAAGAACAAATTGCCAACAACATTCTTCGTGAATTTGATCAAAATACCGTCCCACTTCAATTTAGTAAATTTAACCCAGGTATGTTCAACGTATTGGTTGACTCTGGGTTTGGACCAAAAGATGCTGTCATCGATCTTAAAAAAATATTGGTAAAGAGTCCACTCCCAAAAACGCCTATCGGTGAAGGTCTTTATCTGGACACAAAAGAGATACGAGGTGTGTATGGGAGGTTTCAGACTGGATTTTCTCACACGAAAGAGTTTGGACCCAAGGGAAATATGAATAGGAACTTCGCGAGTGTGCAAATCGCGATAACTGTTTCGAATGATGTAGAAAGCCAAGGTGGAATCTGTAATATTTATAAGAATGGTAAAGTGGTCATTCGTAACGGATTTATCGGGACGAATATCACGAATCAACCCGAACTGATCCGACGTTTCATCGTGAATACGTATACAGAGCGTCAGCCATTTTTCTATAATCCCTTCACGTATAACAATCTGAGTGGTCAGTTTAGGATCAACGGTACTTTTAAGAGTTTATCCGTGATCGCGAGTCGCCAACGAATGTACGGTATGACGAACATGTCGATCGTCGAAGAACTCACACCTTTCCTTTATGTACCCATCGAAGGCGCGACTTTGATTTTTTCTAAAAGTGGTAACATCCAGATCGTAGGTGTGAAGTCACCCGGGGACATGCTGAAAGGGTACGACACAGCGAAAGAGTTAGTTGAAAAAATGTACAAAGATACTCAAGTTTACGTGACTGGTGTCTTTGATAAGGGTACAAAGTCGGGTGCGAAGCCGAAGGCGAAGCCGAAGGCGAAGCCGAAGGCAAAGAGCCCACCTAAACCTAAACGGAAATACATTATGAAGGTGAACGCCGTCTTAAACTTAAAAAAGTGTGCGCGTATGAAGAAACCGGAACTCATAGCACTTGCCAGACGCAAAGGTGTTGTTAATTTTAGAACAAAGGTTGTGGATGGTTCTCGAGTCGCGACAAAAGATGAAATCTGTAAGAAGATTATGAACATAAATAAACCCACCTCTCCCCCACCCAGACCCAAGCCTAAGCCTCCCCCCAAACGCGCAGCCGTAAACGCGAAACGTAACGTGAAGAAGGCTGCGGTCATAACAAAGAGAGGTCTCGATGAGAATTCTATCCGTAAGGATATCGCCAAATTATATGGCGACAAATGGATGAACAGGTACAAACCAGCACTGAACAAAGATGTTCGTAACATGAAATCGGCACTCAACGCGATCACACAAGGTAATAAGATGGGAATCCCTTTCAAGAAGAACATCGATGAGATGAAGAAGCGTGTCGTCGGACAATGGAAAATGGAGAGAAAAAGGGAACTCGAGCGAAAGTATCTCATGAACTCCGTGAGTGTTAATGGTATCGCATTCAACCTAAAGAATGATTACCGTCGGGCGGCTGCCAACTATATCATGAATAAGAAGACAGCTCCTTCGAACACTAAGATGATGGAGTACAGGAAATACTGGTTACAGTTTAGGGCTAATGCTAATGCTCGCCCGAAAGGCTTGAACCGGATGGCTAAGGCTCGGGTCGAAAAATTGTAAACGTGACGATTACATCTTAGGACGAATGTTCTTGGGAACCATGTTCGCAGTCTCCTTGGTGATCGTCTTCATAGGCGCGTTGTTGGCGACAGGCTTGACCGCGTTGGCGACGGGCTTGTAGTTACGGTCACCCTCCACATTCTTGGTGAAGACGGCACCATTGTTCGTCCTATTGATGCGACGACCCTTGGCGTCGATGAAGGGGGTGGGGGCAAAGACGGGGGCCATCATACCCTGACGCATTCTATCGAAGGTTTTGCGCGCCTTCTTGACGGCAGAAGCGGTGGTTTCTCTGACACGTTTCATAGCGGTGGACATTTATTTATACTCAACATTTTATTTTGTAATTGACCAATTTATTTGGTTCAGCTATTTGTTTGAGATGAATCGTGTGATACGAGAAATCATATTTAGGAAATGTTTCTTTGATTTTATTAGAAATAAGACTCGCCTCAACTATATAAGGCATACCTGTACACACAGATGTTCGCTCAATTCCGAGAAACTGATCCTCGAGTTGAACGAATTTCTTTAGCGCTTCACGCCCCGAACCGTCCTCGTGCATCTTGAGATACATAGACTTTGACGCACCATCACTCACGTAGAAGTATTTAGAACCCTCAACTTCCTCTGACCTTTTACGTCTATCGAACATGAGCGCCAAGACGATGAGCGCTACGAGGATGTATATCATTTAATAGTTACTCACATTTTATATCGATTGCATCCTGACTTCTGGGGACAGTGACCTCCGCGACGCGCGCACCACCTCAAAAGCTTGTTGTCCCATACGATATTCTGGGATCCGGGCTTCGGGTATGGGACGGGGAGGCTCTCTGGGTCCAGGCTCGGGCATCTTCCGTCGGAGTGGGTACGGGCTCGGTTCGGGTCCAGATTTGGGTCCGGGCATGGGTCTGGGAGGTTCGGGTCCGGGCATGGTACGAGGAGGCTCGGGCTTCTTGAACCAGTTCCACGGAAACCACGGGTTATACGATTCCCGTCTCCTCATCGTGAATACAAATACGACCATCATGATCACTACAAGAATAAACATACGCTGCGTCGTGTGTCGTTTCATTTCTATTTACTTAGAAATTAGTTTTTATCTACGCATCATTCTTGGTCGCTGAGCTTGAGCTCGCATCATCGCCTGTTGCATCGCGGCTTCCGCATCCGTCTGTTTCCTCCGAGCTTCCGCATCCTTCTGTTTCCTTCGAGCTTCTGCCTCCTTCTGTTTCCTCCGAGCTTCTGCATCCATCCGTTTCTTCGCTCGCATCTCATTTTTCGTCTGCACCCGTTGCATCTTAGCTTGCTCTTTCATCACTCGCATCTCATTTTCCATATCCATCTGTTTCATCTTATTTTGCTCTTCCATCTTATAGATAATCGCTTGTTCTTCGGGGGTATACTTTTCAGAGTTCATAGTCATTAAAAAAAGTACCACCACGAGTACCACGATCACTGTGATCGCCGTTTTGTTCGTATTCTTAGCCATTGTTTTTCTATTTACTTAGAAATTAGTTTCATGAGGTCATCGATTTTTTGTAATATGTTTTGGAACTTGTAGATGGAATCCACATCGGAGGGCTTCACGATTTCCAACTCGATCTGGTAACTGGCCTCCTCCTCAGAGTCCATGTCCGCATTGTCTCCTGAGGAGATGGTCATGTCGATACTGAGGTTCTTGCGCACGAAAGAGTGTCGAGTCTTCGTACGTTTCCGGTCCATCTCGTACTCCCCATTGGTTGGAATCTCACGAGCGACACAGAAACGCACGTCGAGTGGGTCACGTTTGAAATCTTGCTTGACCACAGAAATCTTTTGAATCATAGTCTGTTCGCCGGTCGTCTCATCACACGTGATGCGAACGTTATTGGCATCGTTGTAATAGACTTCGGAAGTACTACTCTTCGTCTTTTCCCAGCCCTTGTACTTTTTTAAACCCTCGAGTACCCGTTTCCACGTGTCTTTACCGACGTTCGTATCGAAGAGTGATCCATTGTGTTTACCGAAACGGATTTCAACTTCAATGTCACCTTCACCCTTATGGGCTTCAAAAATAGGGAGTACTTTATCGACGAGATTCATTTTTTTCTTAACTTTTTACAATCGCGTCTTTCTCTTAAGTGTATTTTATACATAAATTGTAATGAAAGGACTCGAAAATCATGGAAATACTTGTTATTTCAACACATCCCTTCAATGTTTGTTGTGTATTCCCGCACTGACAAACTACTTCCTACGAGACCCTACGACGGTACGTGTGCATTCACGAAGGAGTATTGCGCAGTCATCAGAGCGTACTGGACCAAAGGTCAGGACGATGTGGATGTCAAACCACTCTTGAGTGCTTTTCAAACACTCTTTACAAGATTCGGTTCGAGAGAACAACACGATGTTCAAGAAACGATTCTTTGTATCATCGATATTCTCGAACGTGCCGATCCTAAAATCAAGGAATGGTTTTACGGAAAAAAGAATCAGGAAACCATTTGGTCCGGTGGTAAATCATCGAATGAAGAAGAGTTCAGTGTTCATTTGATAACCTCCGATGGGGACGATATGGGGAAGATGCTTATGGGGAGTACAGAGTGGAATACCCTCACAGACTTTGAGGACGCCGAGGGGAAAACGCACCACGTCGCGACGACTCGAATGGTCTTCTCTAAATTACCTCAAGTTCTCATGATTTCCTTCGATCGAAAGAGTCATATCCGAATTATCGAAAAACTCCTCATCGACAAGTACGAATACAACCTCATATCTACCGCCGTTCACGTTGGAAACCAAAGCGGTGGACACTATGTGAGTTTTGTGAAGCGAAGAGATACGTGGTTTCTCATGGATGATGAAAGTGTCAAAGAACACCCGTTACCCGACGAAGCTGGTTATTATTTCATGGTCTACAATCTAAAAACTCCTTCATCTGCACATTCTCCTTGATATTCACGATCGTCCTATAAAAGGTCCGACGATTGTTCGGGTGGGTCTTATCCGTGCGTCGCTTTATGGGTTTCCACCACATCGGTTCTTCGTGGGTCATGTATTTACATTCTACGATTGCCCCATCCTCGAACCAAGGCGCATCCTCGATACGATTGAATGGAATCTCACTCTCAAAGTATACCTTTCCTTTTTCTTGTACGTACAGGCGCCAAGCTGGAGTACCAGCTACGAGTCCAGGTGTTTCTCTTGAAGGTTCCCACTTCATGAGAAAATCTACAGTATTCTTCTCTTGTGGCTTCCATTTGAACATCGTCTCATGTGTACCTATACGTATAGGTTCATTGATTGGTGTAAACACGAGACCGTCCATTTTTTCTTGAACCGTCGGAAGGTACTCATCCATGAACTTTGTAAAGTCCCTCATGTGGTGGAACGTCTTACATTTGAGACGATACGCGTCGGACTTCATGTAAATGATAGACTTCATGAGACCGCGAGAGGCTTCGAGACGTTCCATGAGATTCTTGTTCCACACAGATTGACCAGCGACGAGTACCGCATCGTATACCATGAGGGTACCACCATAGAGTTCACCATCGAGAATCGTTCCTTCGTAGGCACTCTTCTTAAGATTTATGGATACCTCAAACATGTTAAAGGCCCGATTTACAAATAGACATTTCTTCTTTCCTTCGTACATGAGAGCAATCATCATGTGCCGCTCACCATCTGTCTTTTCACAAACGAGGTAGTCACCACCTTTTAGCATGGGAAAGTGTTTGCGTTCAATCGAGATCGGTTGTGGCCCGGGGAAATAGTTTTTGCTTCCCCACTGTGCGTGGATAAAGTCTATAACATATTTGTGAAGCGGGTTGGACATATTTTAGTTTGTGGTTGAAACTTTAATTGATTTTTACACCCGCGGCGTTTAGGATATTACTTAGACATTCGTGTGTATAGGTCATCGTCAACTTAGCTGCTGTAAAAGCATAGATTCGCACACCTTGTTCTTTGAATTTCTCAAACATTTTGGGATGAATTTTCCAATTTCCAGTCTTTTTATCTTTGATACTCTTGATGACATTCTTCGTATTCATCAACCAAGCCCTAGCATTTGTATAATTCACATTATAGATATCTTTAGAAATCTTCTTCGCGACATCTGTATCGAAATGGAGACCCATCTGTGTCACAGGCTCATCCGACCCCCCGAGGACCTTCTCTTTGAAGAGTTTCCAATCGATGCCTTCTCTAACCCCCGGAAATACGAGACACCCGACCGTATCATGAGGTTCGAAACAGTGATCGAGTGTTTCATCATCGATGCCAATACCAAAATCGATAAAAAGAATTCGATCATGCGTTTTCATACACTTTTGAATGACATCCACCTTTTCGAATGGATCATCATTCACATAGACAATTTGATTATTGATACTCTTCTTGAGACATCTCATATTAAGGCGAAGAACTGCATGCAAGGTTTTCACATGACAAGATTTGGAGCGTGTGACGATGATAGTAGCCAAATTCATACTGTATATTCACCTCTACGCCTTAAGCCGATCATTGAGACACCCACTGAATGGTAAATTTCCTACGTGTCCGAGAGTGGTGTTCACGTCCGCATATATTTTACCATCAGCTTGTTGCCAGCGACGACAGAACGCGTAATCCTCTGAGAGGTACCGACGGTTCCCCGGATCGATCATACAATCGAAGCAGGCGTGGTAATCATCGAAATCCCTATTTTGGTGATCATTCTTACACCAGAGGTCCGGGAACTTCTCCTCGAGTGTCTTGAACACAGATCGTTTGATCACCATGAATCCCGTGGGTCCATCAAGAATCTCGATGAAACCATTTTGAATGGGTCGGTTCTGGGCCCCAAAGTTAATCACGAGACTCGAGGAAAGCAATGACATATCACGTTCGTCACCCCTTTTAACAGCCTCCACAGCTTGCTCCCACATGACCACCTTCTTGGGATAACACGCGACGGAGAGATCGTGCCCAGACTTGACCAGACGCAAAACGGCAGCGGGGTCAAAGTCGATATCAGCATCGATAAACATGAAATAGTCACAGTCAGTCTTCTGCATGAAGCGACCTACGGAAACGTTACGGGCGCGATGGACGAGAGATTCATTTTCGGTCGTGTCGAGATACATCTGAATGCCTTCTTTTATTAAAAGGAGTTGAAGCTTAATTATACCAGTCATATACTTCTCTAAACAGAGACCCCCATAGCACGGAGTTGCCAGGAAAAGCTTCGTCATATTCTAAAACTATCCCTTAAGCTCTAAGTGCTTTTTGATGAGTACTTCTATTTTGTTTAATGTCGGTACAGACACAGAACACTTCTCACACATCTCAGTTTTTGTTACATTTGGACTCAGTACCATATAAATTATCGCCGACGCCACACTGTTCGGTGTCTTACTCATTAAATCTATACACGTCTCAGTAGCCCCACACATTTTAATACATTTCAGACGCTGTTCCCGTGTTATATTGAAAGAATTCAAGAGTCTCTGCATGACATCGAACGCTTCGTCACGTAATTCTTTTCCGTCGCACCCGCGATAGTATCTTTGAATATTTGTGTCGTACGACTGATATCCTTCGATTGGATTCCAAACATATCCGCAATTTCTTCGTCGTCCTAGGATGTTGGGCGAGACGACACGCGTATAACACACAGTTCGCTTTGATCCCCAAACGCACCGCCCCACGGGTGAGCTTTCCATCGTTAAATTTCCTGTAAAACATCTTCGCATCTTTGAGAACAGAGTCTGGTAAAGTGTGACACGCCTCATCGATATCTTTGTACGCATGGAACAGTGACCGATCCTTGTGATTCATGGACATGTGGAAATTAATCTTCGCCATGCGTTTATTTTCATACGTAGATCCCCGTTGCGTCGATATGATTGTTCCTTTACCCCAATTCTGTGAAAAGAGGTCGGGATTCGCGTTTGGATTTCCACAACGTGAGGGGTCGTTCACTTTACCATCATCTGTCACACCACTCGTCCATTCTGCGGAATCATCCACAAAATACGAATCCACGAGACCACATTCTGAACACGTGGGTAATCCTTCCCGGGTGATAAGCTTGACACCTGAGCATTCACGACATATATTAATATTCACTGACTTTTCTTCATTTTCTTTAGGTAGTAGGGTGTCTAGTTGAGACCATATATTTGCCAGCATTGTTTTGAATGTGGTACCTTTTTTAAAATTTTTAAACAACGCATCATGCACTTAGGCGTCTGATACGAGTTTCAATCGCGTCGATAGTTTCCTTGAAACTCTTTCCACCTGAAGTGGATGGTTCCCACTGATTCCATTCTTTGTCGATAGCTTGATGTCCGGGAGGTAATGGGATATCTTGACCAGTGAGTTCACTATCGGAGACGACGAACCCTTCGAGATCGGATTCCTCGTCGTTGGCGCCTTCATCATAGATTTCACTGTCACTGTCTTCGATATCTATTTCAGAGTACATGACGAACCTGTTCATACCCAGAGATTTCATCTCGAGATCTTCGAATGTAGTCCCGAGGGGATAGTGTTCCGTGATACTCTCATACGGTGCGGGGGACAACTCACATTCTGGGTGTATTTCATAGACACACGCAGACTTGTAAAAAAGCTCGGTTGGATTGAGATATCTCAGACCCAGGGTACGACCAGTGTTCATTCCAACAACCCCGTACATTTCGTCTTCTAGACCGTCTTCGTTTACTAAAACTTTGACGATATCATTTTCATTTATTTCTTTTGGCACGATCATGCTTAGAGTTTTCAGACAAAAAATAATCAAGGATAATAGCACAGATGAAAGTTACTATTTATTCGAAGGAAGGTTGTGAGTATTGTGACCACGCAAAGGAACTATGTGAGTCAGAGAATATCGAGTATGAGAAAATCATGGTCGACAAAGAAGAACTCAAGAGAGTTTGTGGAAACTCTGCGACAGCTTACCCTCAATATTTATTAACGGAATCACACCGGGTCCTATTTTGACTTTCAGACTATATAGACAGAGTACGA